TATTACGTGTTTTTTGATTAGTTCTTTTAGGTGTTATTAAATTAATATTTATATCAGTTATTTTAGATGGATTTATAATAAATCCTTTATCACCTATTATATTAGTTTTTTTTGATATTTTTATATTGGAAGTTGAGTTTTTTATATCTTTAAATATTTATCAATGTTTGATATTTAACAACAATGAATAAGTATATAATTATTTATACGTATTCATTTTATTAATTTTATTTTTAATATAATTTATTGTAATGAATTTTATAAAAAATAAAATTAATAAAATTTTTTAATTTGTTTAAGATATTAAGTTAACAAATTATAAACATATAAATTATTAAAATTCAGTTAATGACGGATAATCTATTTTATTATTATATAAATTTCCAAATTTTGGACGATCAATAAAATTAGTTTCTATTTTATATGTAGTATTAAAACCTTGATTATTAATGAAATTTTGATTATTATAAAAACCTTGATTATTATTAAAACTTTGATTATTAATATATTTAATATATTTTTTTTTTCCTTCTAAATAATCAAATATTGTTTGATAATCGACAAGACCATTTAATAATTTTTTTTTAATATTATTTATTTCAACATAATTTATTATTTGATTATTAAATAATAATTTAAATAAATATTTTAAAGTATTTCGTTGATCTATTGTTAATTGAATTGCATTATTAGGAATTGCATTATTAGGAATTGCATTATTAGGAATTGCATTATTAGGAATTGCATTATTAGGAATTGCATTATTAGGAATTGCATTATTAGGAATTGCATTATTAGGAATTGCATTATTAGGAATTGCATTATTAGGAATATTTTCATTAATTATTATATCATCAGTATTTAAATATTCATGATTATAAATATTTTTTGTTGTAATTTCATTTGTTTTTAATAAAATATTATTAATTTTATCTGGGATATCATTAATTTGATTTTGTATTTCTTCTAATTTTTTTTGTAGTAATTGATTTTCATTAATAAGTTGTTTAATTTGTTTATTATCATTTATATTTTTTTCATTATCATTTATATTTTTTTCAGTATCATTTATATTTTTTTCATTAATAGTATTTATTGGTAAATTAGTAGATGATAAATTTATTGTATAACATGGTTGATTAGTTGAATTAAGACTAAAATTAACATTTTTAATATTTGTATAATCTGGTGATAGATCTATTATTGGTATTATTTTAGTTTGATTTTCTTGAATAGATCTATTTAAATTTATATAATTTGATACATTATCGGATGAAAAAGCTGGATGAAATCTATCAGTAATTATTTTATTAGTTTTGTATATATTAGTTAATTTTTCTAGTTCATTATTTGATTTATAATAATTATTTATTTTATTAAACATATCAATTGTTTTTAAATTATCTGTTTTATTTAAATTATCTGTTTTATTTAAATTATCTGTTTTATTTATATTAAATATTAATTCATATAATTTTTTTATTTTAATATCGTTTTCAAATAATTTTAAATCCATTATAATTATTTAGATTTTTTATTAAACATGACAATTAAAATTAGTATAATTATAATAAGAATTAAATTTAAAATATACATATAAAAAATTAATAAAATATATGGATAAATTTTTTTAGAAAATTTAGTAAATAGTGGATTTAATATTTCTAATTCTATTAAATTTTGATTTTCTTTTTTTTTTATTTCAATAATAAATTTATTTAATAAATTTTTTGTAAGTTTTTCAATCATTATATTATATTATACAAAATAATATCTAATTTAGACTAATGAATAAAAATAATTTTAATTTAAATTTTTTTTTAATTATATGTTGTTTATTACTAATAATACTTGTAATTATTAATAATAGTAACTGTGAACCATTCGCTACAACAATAATATCATCATTAAAACCATCATCATTAAAACCATCATCATCATTAAAACCATCATTAAAATCATCATCATCATTAAAACCATTATTATTAACAACCCAAAATAAACAAGTCCATTTAACAGCGACTAATAATGCAATATCATCTATTGGTTCTAGTAATACTATAACAACTATGTCACAATGTAATATAACATTTAAAAAATTATCTGCAACTTCAACAAAATATGTAATGGTATTTTCAATTCCTCCAAATCCAATTAATTATTCATCATGTAATAAAAATACATTTGGTCAAATAAAATTAGATAGAACAAAATGGACAAAAGATAATAATTTTAATAGTGGTATGACAATTTTTGCTGTTTTACAACCAGTTAACATATCAACACCTACAATACCTGATTATCCTTATACTGGATTAATTAATATTCCAAAAAAATTTAATAATTCAAATTTTGCTGCACCATTACTATTATATAATGTAACATATTGTTTTGGTAAAGGTACTGATGAATATAATTGTTCTTTTAATACAAATAAGCCTTGTTTTTGGTCTGGTCATAATAATAATTCTGGACAATTATTACAATTATATACCTTAGTTATTAAACCAATAAATGGTAAAATATATGTTAATGAATATATTAATGGTAACTTAATTATGGATGATACATTTGATATTTTTTCAGATATACCTACTTATGCACCAATTTGTATTGGTTATTGTGATTTAGGTAATAATGCAAATAATGTTTTTATTGGTACACTTGGTGAATTAGTAATATATAATGTTGGCTTATCAAATACTGATATAAATAATAATTGGAACTATTTATGTAATACTTGGAGTATTCCTAAAGTAAAAGAATTACCAGTATAAACAAGTTATGCATTAAAATAATAATTTTTATAATATTTATTATATATATATTATAAAAAATATAACTAGATGGAAATATATAATTATAATTTATAATACATATAGTACATCGATTATTTATACTAAAAATTACAAGATTATTAATTTAATGAAAATCATATACATCTAAATATTACAATATTATAGTTTATTATATAATAAAATAATATAAATAATATAAAAAAATTTGATTTATATTTGGTATAAAGCTTTCTCGTATATATCAATAAGTATGTCCAACGATCTAAAATATTATAGTGAAGATAATAAAAAAATTAGCGCTATTCAATTTTGTATTTTTACAAACAAAGAAATTAAACAATATTCAGCATTAAGTAATGATCCAATTGGTATCAATTTAGCTGAATCTTATGAAAACTTTGAACCTAAAAAAGGTGGATTGGTAGATCTTAGATTAGGTACTTCTGATATCTATTTGAATTGTACTACATGTGGACTAGGTGTTAATGATTGTCCAGGTCATTTTGGACATACTGAATTAGCAGAACCAGTTTTTCATTATGGATTTTTATTACATTTAAAAACTTTATTACAATGTATATGTTTACAATGTTCTAAATTATTAGTTGATAAAAGTGATGTATTATTTAATAAAGCACTACATAAAAAAAATGAAACTAGATTCAAAGAAATTAAAGCTTTAACCAAAAATGTTAATTATTGTTATACATGTGGTACACCAGTAGGTAAAATTAAAAAAGAAGTTAAAGAGTCATCAGCATCAATTAAATTAATATTAGAAAGAGAAATACCATATCAAACAGTTGATGAAAAAACAGGAGATACAAATGACTCTTTAAAAAAAACAGTTAGAGTATTAACACCACGTGATTGTTATAATATTTTAAGAAATTTATCAGATAACGAGTGTTTTTTATTAGGTTTTAATCCATTAATTTCTAGACCAGAAGATTTAATTATTGATAAATTTCCAATTCCTCCAGTAGTTATTAGACCTACAGCTAAAATTGATTTTATGCAATCATCTACAATGGAAGATTCATTAACATTAAAAATAGCAGATATTATTAATGCAAATAAAAGAGTTAGAGCTCAATTAGATAAAGATACTGTAACAGATGAACTAAATTCTTATAATCAAGATATTAGTAATTTATTACAATATCATATTATTACATATTTTGATAATGAATCAATCACTTTACCTAAATCAGAATTTAAAACTGGTGGTAAACCTACAAAATCAATTTCAGAAAGAATTAAAGGTAAAACAGGTCGTGTTAGATCAAACTTGTTAGGTAAAAGAGTTGATTTTTCAGCACGTTCTGTTATTACATCAGATCCTTATATTGATATTGATCAAGTTGGAATACCAAAAAAGATAGCTATGGAATTAACTATTCCAGAAGAAGTTACACCATTTAATATTAAACATTTAACAGGTTTAGTTGCTAATGGACGTGATATTTATCCAGGTGCTAATTTTGTTTTTAGAACTATTTATAGAGATGGTAAACAAGAAACACAAAAAATAGATTTAAAATATAGAAAAAAAATTATAAAGTTAAATTATGGTGATATAGTTGAAAGACATGCAATTACTGGTGATTATGTATTATTTAATCGTCAACCAACTTTGCATAAACCATCAATGATGGGTCACAAGTTACATGTCCTAGATAGGGACGACACATATACATTTAGAATGAGTGTGTCGGTAACTGGACCCTACAATGCGGATTTCGATAAACTACCACTGTCGAAAACAGGAAGCGTTAAAAGCGTGTTACTTCCTAGTACTTTTTAAGTTAAAAAGTGCGAAACACCTTGATGCGGGAAACTCGTAAAGCACATTCTACTAAGTTTAATTAGAAATAATTAAATGGCTTCGGATAATACTCGAAGGTATAGTAATAACGAATGTGATACTAAAAATTTGAATATTAATTATTATGTAATTAAATAATTAATTATTATGGAATTATCTTTAGAAGAATCAATTGATACTGGTGTAATTTATCTAATAATAAATACAGTAAATAATAAGAAATATATAGGAAAAGCATATTCTTTTGTAAAACATGTTAGAAATCCAAATTATAAACATGGTACTAATGGGCGATTTAAAAGACATTTATCAAATGCGTTAAATGGAAATAATGAAATCCCACTTTTATATAATGATATTCGTCAATATGGATCTAATAATTTTAAAGCTGAAACTTTAGAAGTTTGCTTAAAAAAAGATTTAAATTGTAGAGAAGAATATTATATAAAAACATTAGAAACCTTTAAAGATAATATTGGATATAATTATCTTATTGGTAATAATAAACCACAAGATAATAAACATAAAGAAGAATATGAAAAAAATAAAATAGAATCAAATAAAGCAAGAGCCATTGGTGGGAAATTAAGAAAATCACAAGATACTTTAAATTTACCACCAAATATTTATAAACGTAAAAATGGTTTATTTGCACAAATTAAAATAGATTCTATTTTATATAATAAAGCTTTCCTTAGTTCTATTGATACTGATATTGAAAAATTAGATAAAGCCATTAAATGGTTGAAATCAATTAAAGAAACTCATAATCAAATTTAAGTAATTGACAATCCGCAGTGTTACTACCTAAAATCGTTATTGACAAGATTATGGTAGGCATTCAGAGACTGAACGGGTGTTGGTCATTAATGATAGGTTAGTCCCCTTGAAATGGCTTAAGATACAGTCCACCCTTATATGAAAGTATAAGGACTCGTCGGGTGATGAGATGAATATTCATATTGCTCAAAGTATTCAGGCGCGAAATGAACTAAAACATATAGCAAATGTAAAGCTACAAATTATAGGTGCTAAAGATTCAAAACCTATTATTGGTTGTGTACAAGATTCATTATCTGGTGCATATATGTTAACTTTACCAGGTAATAAATTAAAAGGTAGTCAAGTAGCAAATTTATTATGTAATACTACTTCAGAATCAAAATATGATATTGAATATGATAAATATTACACAGGACATGAGATATTTTCTCATATTATTCCTAATGGTATTAATTCTGTTAAAATGTCAAATGGTAAAAAAGTATTTGAAATAATAGAAGGACAATTAATAGTAGGAAAATTAGATAAATCTGCATTATCAAAAGAAAAAAATTCTATAATTCATTATATATGGGATAAATATGGTCCTAATGAAACAAGAAAATTTATTGATGATACTCAAAGATTAATTTTAAATTTTTTAATGAAAAAAGGTTTTACTATAAGTTTTGGTGATTGTGTTGCTAGTGATATTATTGATGAACAAGTTAAAAAAATTATTAATGATAAATTATTAGAGTATAAAATATCATTAACACAATATGAAAATGATACTGAACAATTAGAAAATAATATGATTGAAAATTTATTATCATCTGAATTGAATGCTTTTAGTTCAAATATCGGAAAAATATTAGAAGATACATTAGATCCTACAAATAATTTAATTATTTCTATAAAATCAGGTGCAAAAGGTAGTCTAATGAATTTACAGCATATGATGGGATGTATCGGTCAAAAATCTGTAGAAGGATCAAGAATTAAAAAGAAAATAGAAAATAGAACTTTATGTATATTTCATGAAGATGATGATACACCGGAAGCACGTGGATTTATTTCTTCATCATTTTGTGATGGTTTAAAATCTTTTGAGTTTTTCTATGATGCTATGGGTGGACGTGAAGGATTAATTGATACAGCTATTAAAACTGCAAAAACTGGTTATATACAAAGACAATTAATAAAAGGTTTAGAAGATATATCAATTAAATATGACAATACAAATAGAAATTCAAAAAATATTATTATTCAATATATTTATGGTGAAAATGGTATTGATCAGTCATGTCAGTCTGAAATATTAATAGCTTTAGTTGATATGAATAATGACAAAATTAATAATGAATTTGGTTTTAATAAAAATGAAATTTCTAAATTAACTAATAAATTAAAAATAAAAGAAAAAGAATTAAATAATTTTAATAAATTATATATTAATAAAATTAAAAAATATAGAGATGAATTAAGAATTATACAAACTAAAGCAACTAATAATTATAAAATTATAGAAGAAAAATATATGCTTCCTATAAATTTAGTAAGATTAACACAATATTATTCTAATAATAAAGAAAATATTGAATTAAATCCTATTGAAATTAATCAAATGATTGAAGATTTATTAAATAGTAATGATACAAGATTATTACCAGGATTAAAAGAAACTGACAAATATTTAATTAATGATGATCGTTCATTGAAATATTTATTAGAAATTGCATTACATAATTATTTATGTCCTAAAAAAATAATATTTGAATATGGATTAACTAAAAAACAATTTAATGATCTATTAAAAGAAATTAAATTAAATTTTATCAAAGCACTTGTACAACCAGGAGAAATGGTTGGTGTAGTTGCTGCACAATCAATTGGTGAACCAACTAGTCAAATGTCATTATTATCAAATGAATCTAATAAAATTATTATTAAAAATAAACTAACAAATGACATTTCATTAATGTCTACAGAAATAGGGCCTTTTTGTGATAATATTATTAATAATAATCCAGAATTAACATTTAATACTGGTCATGATAATAGTTTTGAAACATCATTAGATACTTTAGAAAATGAATATTATATTATTGGTGTTAATGGTGAAGAAAAAACAACATGGAATAAAATTTCACATGTTAGTCGTCATCCAGTAAATGGACAAGTAATGAAAGTTACTACAAAAAGCGGTAGAATTGTAAATACAACAACAAGTCATTCACATTTAATTAGGCAATATCAAACAGTTGTACCTATATTAGGTAGTGAATTATCTATTGGTATGCGTATTCCAGTTGCAAAGCATATTGATAATATATTTATTAAAAATTATATTGAAATAGATAATATAAATTATAAATTAGACTATCTTTTTGGATGGTTTATTGGATTATATTTATCAAAAACTATAAAAAATCAAGATATTTTAACAGATAATATTACAAATAACAAGTATATAACAAATATAAATATTAGTAAAGAGCAATATTTAGATCATGGTATATTAGATTCAGATCATTTTAAATCATTATTTATAGATAATAATAAATATAAAATACCAGAATTTATATTTGTAGCACCAAATAATTTCAAAAGTGGATTTTTACAAGCTTATTTAGATGATACATTATCATTAGATCAATATAATCAAATTAATATTTATAATTATGATGAACAAATTATAAAAGATATTGCATTATTATTAAATTACTTTGATATATTTACAACAATAAAAAATATTAACAATATATACAATTTAACAATTTATTCAAATTATAATAATCTATATAAATTACATATAAATACACTATTACATTATGATAAAATTAATGTAGATATTAATTATAATGAAAATACTGATAATAATATAGATAAAATTAATGATATTGGAAGATTATTAACTATATGCATTAATGAATTAGTTTTACATGAAATGAAACAATTAATACAATTTAAAAATAAAGATCCTATTAATAGAACAACTATTGAATTTTATCTTGATATTTTTAAATCTAATCCAAATGAACATAAAATTCAATCAGGTATTAATCTATTAAAACAAGCCGCATATTCAGATGTAATATGGGATGAAATAATAAATATAGAAATATATGATATTGATCAATCTACTTTTGTATATGATTTTACAGTTCCAGGGAATCAAACATTTATGACTGATTATGGTATAATTGTACATAATACATTAAATACAAAACACACAGCAGGTGTAGCAACATCTAAAGGTGGTACTCGTGGTGTTCCAAGAATTGAAGAATTATTACATTATAGTAAAGATATTAAAACACCTATGATGACAGTATATTTTGATGATGATATATGTACAGATAAAGTAAGTGTAAATAAAATTGCATCCTATTTTAAATATTTATCAATAAAAGAATTAATTGATAGTGCAGAAATATTTTATGATTTAAATGGATCTGATCCATTATCAAAACAATTAAGAGATGATAATGTACAAGTACCATTTTTTATTAATAATCAAAAAGCAGAATTATCATCATTACCATTTGTGTTTAGATTAAAATTAGATATGGAAAAAATGTATGATAAAGAAACTACATTATTAGATATTAAAACAAAATTTATAAGTTATTGGCATAAATATTTTACTAATTTTAAAAATATGAAAAAGAATGAAAAAGAAATTTTTAGTAAAATTAGTAGATGTGCTATATTAAATAATAATGATCCAAATGGAACTAATCAAATTATTCATATACGTTTTAATATGATATCTTTTAATTATACATTACTAATTGACTTTTTAAAAATAATTTTAGAACAAATTACATTAAAAGGTTTAGATAATATTTCTAGTGTTGACATTACTAATGAAAGACGATTAATTTTTGATAAAGAAACAGGAGATAGTATTGATACAAAAGAATATATTGTGTATACAAGTGGAATTAATATTGAAAAACTTAAATATATTAAAGGTGTCAATATGAGTAGAACATGTAGTAATGATATTCATACAATTTATAAACTATATGGTATTGAAGCTGCTCGACAAATATTATTAAATGAGTTTTTATCAACATTTATGGCTGGTGGTAGTAGAATTAATCATAATCATATGTCAGTATTAATTGATATGATGACTCATAATGGTATAATTACATCTATTGATAGACATGGTTTAAGTAAAATAGATGCTGACCCGTTAGCAAAAGCATCTTTTGAAAAAACAATGGATCATTTTATTAATGCAGCACTATTTAATGAAAAAGATTGTTTAAAATCTGTTTCATCTCGTGTAATATTAGGTAAAGTTATTCAAGGTGGAACAGGAGCATTTGATATTTTATTAGATACTAATAAATTAGAAAATTCTGAATATACAAAAGATGAAAGTGGTGGACGTATTACATTTATTCCATTAGAAGAAGAAACAATAATATCAGATATAATTAAATATGGAAATGCTAAAATAGACTTTTTTATTCCAAATTAATTTAGTTATAATTTTATAAAATTAATTTAATATTTTTATATATATATATATATATATATATGAATACAATTCCAAATAAAATGATTAATGATAATACTGTAAAAATAATTCTTTTTGTATTATTTATTGTATTAATAATTTTAATATTTAATTTAAATTTTAATGAATATTTTGATAACTTAATTTCTGATCCACAAGATATTATTAGTTTTTGTAATAGTCAGAGTCCAACAGCTACTTTTAATGCACCTTCATTTGTAACTCTTTTTAATTGTAATGCATCAAATCAATATATAGCTAATCCTACACAATATAATATAGTTTTATCACCTATTAATGTATGTCCAATAAATTCATATTTGTATAGTCCAACGAATGAATGTATCTTTATACCAAGTATTCCTAGTAGTAATAATTTAGTTGCGTGGTATGATCCTTCTGATGATAATTTTATTAATATTACAGCTGTACCTAATAATGTTAATAATATTGAATTACAAAATAAAGTTACATTAAATGCAAGTAATTCATCATCTTATAATATTCCATCTTTAGTATCAATATCTGAGCATACTATATTTACTCAATTAGCAACAACTAATTTTACACAATATAATTTATTATATATTGCTAATTCAAATGCAGAAGGTGGTGCAAGTAGTGCACTTAGTAAGAATTCTTTTTTAAGTGTAAATACTGGTACTATTATACGTACTCAATATACTATATTTATAGTTTATAATGTAGATCCTAATCCAGCTACCGGATTAGCATATGATGGTTCAAGAACCTCATTATTTGGTACATCTGAAGGACTAACTAATAAAATAGGTATGATGCAGACTGCTAGATTTATTGGTAGTAATGTTAATCCTACTAATAGAACTGATATAACAAATTCCACTAGTAAAATAGCAAACAGAGATACAGGCGATATGACCTATTTATCATTATATACTGCAAGTGTAAAACTTACAGGTACTACAGTTACATGGAAAGAAAATATATATAATAAATATATAAATAAGAGTAGTTTTTCTATTACTAGTACTACTAATAATGTTTCACCTACATTAGGTTCTACATTGCATATTTGTGGTGGAACAACAGATTTAAAAAGTACTTCTATACCAATAAAAGTAGGTTTTAATGGTTACCTCGGAGAAGTATTACTTTATAATATAGCATTAGATACAACATCAGTTTTACCTACTAGTCAATATAATATGATAGTAAGTTATTTAAGAAATAAATGGAATATATAAAATTTATATATATATATATATATATATATACAATGAATAATTTATTATTTAAAAATTTTAGAAAAATACATTTTATTTATTTATTGATAACAATAATAATTATTTTATTATTATTAAAAATATCTGTTGAAGGTTTTATACCATATTTAATTAATGGTACAGATATTAATAATTATTGTACAGCTAATCCATCTGGACAATATAATGCACCAACACTAATAAGTAATTATCAATGTGGCAATTATAGTCCTAATACAATATTACCTATATCACATAAAATAAATTTTACTAATTTACAATTAAAAAATAATTTATGTCCACTTAATACAACTTTTATTCCACCTAACTATATAGGTAATATTACATCACAAGTATGTATAAATACTAATGGTATTATGTCTATGCTTACTATATCTATTAGTAGTAATTTTTTTGCATGGTATGTTTTTGATACTACTGCAAAAAAAAATTTGATAGCTGTTATACAAAATCCAACAGCCAGACCAACTATTACTCTTTCTGGAAATTTACTAATACTTAATAATCCTTTGACTGTTTTTAATAAAGCACAATATGTATCACATCTTATTTATAAATTACCTAATACATTAACATATACTAACTATAATCCTACTACTATATATCCATTACCTCATACTGGTGCCTTAAAATTTAATGGAATCGATACAAATACAATTACAGGTACTCGTTTTGTACAATTATATAATTTTGGATATTTTAGTTTTAATAATGAGGTAGCAACCAATATATTTCCAACTTATAGTATGACTATATTTATAGTTTATAATACATTAGTGCCATCGTCATCATCGACAATAATACCAACATCATTAATAAGTGGTAATAATAATTTATTTGAAATTAAAGATAATTTACGAATACTAAATAATGCACCTTATACAGTTCCATTTAATATAAATACTGATGCATTATCAAATATTACATTATATACAGCTTGCATTAAAAAAGAGGGAACAAATTTAATATGGAATGAAAATATTTATAATAATACAAATAAATTATCATATCCTAATACATTTCCAAATGCACCATCATGGCCATCATGTACTTCTATTAATATAGGTGGTAGTCCTACAGTTGGATTTTATGGTAATCTAGGAGAAGTAATTATAGTTCCTAGCTATTTAGATCCTACTAGTTCAGAGCTAACATCACCTTATAATATGATAGTAATAAATTTATTAAACAAATGGAATATTAAACCTTTTGATAATACTACTGCAATAATATCACCAAATGCATATACTAATTTATATATTGATAATTGGATTGGGTAGTTACTAATATATAAAAACTTAAACACCATTTATATTTTATTAATTTGACAATTCCTATCACAAAAAGCATTTAAAATTAAACTAGGTTTCATATTGTGCCATTTATTATATAAATTATCATATAATATTTTATTAGTACTATTAGATATTATTTTATTATAAATTAATATTTCTGATATATTACCAGGAAAAGTATTAAAATTATTATTACTACAATATCCAATATTAATATTATTTAAGTTTGAATATTGTATTAAAACATCAGTAATATTTTTAATTTGTAATTGTATATTATTTATATATAATAATATTGAATAACTATTTTTATAATTATAAATAATACATGATAATATAGTTAAATTTGTATCAGATAATAAATTATTTTTATAATTAATTTTAATATTATTTAAAATAATACTATTATTTGTAATATTTAAATAAAAATTATCTGAATCAATATTAAATAATGAATAATTATTAGTATTAACACTATTTAAATTACATACAATATATATTGTCATATGATGAAATAATAGTTCAGTAATATTTTTAGTTGATTGCGATATGGGAATATACATTCCACCATTAATACTTATACTAGGTATTTGTAAATTTATTATAGGTGGTAAATTATTATTTATATTTTGTGTATAGTTTATATTATTAATTATATTATTCCAAGAAGATAATATATTATTTGTTTGTATAATAGAATATTGATTAGATGCATCCAACCATATATATGGTTGAATAAATAAAGAATAAATTTTAGAACTTGATTCAATATTATTAAATGATTCAGTATTATTTATTAATTCAATGTTATTAAATGATTCATTTTTTATATTATTAAACCATATAACAATATTTAATATAATAATAATAAAAATTAATACTATTATTATATTATTTTTTGATATATTATTTACCATATGATTATAATAATAATTGGAAAAAATTATTATAATCTTTATTATTATTTTTTTATTGTTAATTATTTTAAATAATGTTATTTATTTTATTATTATTTATTTTATTGTTATTTTTATTATTAGTAAATAATATTGAAATTTAATTTATAAAGAGGTAATAAATAATATTATTAATGAGTTATATATTGTTTAATATTGAGGATAAATTTGATTTTGATAATTTAATAATTGGAGATTCAATAAATTATAATAATAATTTAAAATATTATTTATATTATTTAGATGAAAAGCCTAAAGAACTATATTTTAAATTACCTTCATGTAGATTGATATATAGTTATAAAAATAATAAGTATAATCAAATTAAATTACCTATATATCCTTTATGGGAAAAAAATAAATTATTTATTAAAAGTATTAAATCAATTGAAAAATATATTAAAAAAAAACTTGATATAAATAAAATATTTATATCATGTTTAGATAAAAAAGATAATATAACAACATTAAAAATAGATTTCAATAATAATTCATCTATAGTGTCAAATATTAAAAATTATAAAATAAATGGAGAAATTGAAGGCACTATTTCAATACAACATTTATGGGAAAATGAAGATAAATATGGATTAACTATTATATTACAAGATATTCAATATATTTCAAATATAGATATTAATAATATAAATTTTGTAGATAATATAAAATCAGATTACATTATAAAATCAAATTATAATATAAAATCTGATTGTAATATAAAATCAGATAAACCAACATTATTAATTTCATCTAATATATTACAAGAAGCATTAGGAAAATTAAAAAAAATATAAATTAAATATAACTAATTATTGGTGACTTTAAATTGTTAATACCAAAAGGTAACATTTGATTATTAATTGGTAGTTGATTAATTGCTATATTATTAACTGGTAGTTGATTAATTGCTATAGTATTAACCGGTGAATTTATTAATTTATTATTAGATGAATTTATTAATTTATTATTAATAGAGGAATTTATTAGCACTGGTAACATTTGATTTGGTATAATTTGATCAGGTATAATAGTATTATTTGAAACTGGTACCATTTGATTTGGTATACCAGAATTTATAGGTAGATTAGTATAGGGATAAACGGTAATACCTATTTTATTTTTATTATTTTCTTTATAATATTTCATTTTCGCTTGATAATGATTCATTTGATCTTGAATAATCATTGATTGAATTGCCATATTATAGTTTAGTTTTACAAAGTTTTTAATTGCTTCTTTATAAGTGTCACCTTCAATAACTGTCGCAAATGGTGAGAGAACTTGATAAATCATATATTATAGGTTATAAAATAATTTTTTTTAAATATTCTTAAAGAAAAATTATATTATTATAATATCCATTATGGGAATAAAAAATTTATTAAAATTTTTAAAAAATTATAAAGATCTAATAATAGAAAAAAATATTAATGATTATAAAGGCAAACGTGTTGCTATAGATATTAGTATATTATTATATCAAGTTATTATTGCTATTAGAAATACTGGTTCTGATTTAGTTAATAATAAAGGTGAAATGGTTTCTCATATTTTAGGATTATTTAATAAAACTATTATATTATTAAATAATGGTATTATACCTATATATGTATTTGATGGTAAACCACCAGAATTAAAATATAAAGTATTAAATAATAGACGCCAACAAAAATTAAATGCAAAAATAAAAATGGATAATGTAGAAACAAGTGAAGAAAAAATTAAATATTTTAAAAAATGTGTATCAATATCTAAAGTACAGATGGATGAATGTAGAGAACTATTAGTATTAATGGGTATACCTTACATTGATGCACCAGAAGAGGCTGACTCGCAATGTGCATATTTAGCTAAAGAAGGTTTAGTAGATGCTGTATTATCAGAAGATATGGATATTTTAACATTTGGATCATCACGAATAGTAAAAAATTTAATATCTCAAAAAAAGAATCCAATTGAAATAAATTTAAATGATATTTTAGATAAATTACATTTAACACATGAACAATTTATTGAATTTTGTATTTTGTTAGGTAGTGATTATATGAATGGAATAACTGAAATTAATTATAAAATAATTTTTGAATATTATAATAAACATAAAAATATAAATGCTACATTAATGGATTTAAAAAAACATAAATATAAAGTACCAGAAAATTTAAATTATGATAATGTTAAATATTATTTTCAAAATTCCCCTCATGTTAAAGTAACACTAGATGATTTACAATTAAATAATATTAATTATAATGAATTAATTAAATTTTTAGTTAATAAACATGGATTAATTAAATACAAAATTAAAAATAAATTAAATAATATTATAAATAGTTATATTATATAATTATTATTTATTAAATTATATATTATTTTTTTTATTTCTATCATGCCATATTTTTGATTCTGGACGTGAAACCATTTTATAATATGGATTATAATCTTTATATGAATCAGAATCATGATAATCATCAACCATAAAGCCCATATCATCATTACACATATTAAAATTTTTGTAATAATGTATCCATGCATCATGTTCAATATTAATATTTGATAATATCATAAAATATTTTTTTGGAATAAATTTAATTGATGGATTTACACATGGAAAATTAATATTATTATATTCAATAGTATGCCATAATGTCCAATTATGACATATAAAATTTACTTTATTTGAGTGTGGATTAAAAATATTAAAAAAATATGATTTTAATAATATATCTATTCTAGTAATTAATACAAAATCATAGTTTTCAGTATTCACAGTATTTAATGCTTGTTGAGCAATATTATTATTACCTAATAATTCTGGATTAGTCATATATGATAAATTGTAATTAGTATACCATGATTTTAAATCATTCTCATATTTTGTATCATATGTATTAATTAGTATATCCATATTTATATTATAAATTTGATTAATATAATTACAAAATTCAATATGAGATTCACTAGCTAATTTTTGTGGATTATAACTATTTTCAGTATCTCTTAAACGTGTTCCTTGTCCTCCTTCTCTAAATGATTCACCAAATAATACTAGTAAACCTTTATTATGTATTAAATTATTTGTATTAAAAGGTTCTATATTAATAATTAAATATATTATTAATAAAAATATAAATAATATATTAAAATATATAATCATATATTATAATATATATATAAAAAAAATGATTTATATTTAAAAATATTGTTATTATTAATATTATAATTAAATGACTTTTATGAATCCTCCAAATATAAATGATATTATAAATAAAAAAAATAAATTAAATCATTTTGAAATATCACCAGATAATATTATTAATGATATAAAATTAGATGTTATTAATAAAATAATTGATATGAATATTAAATTAAAAGGTACAGAATTAAAAAAATGGATTAATGATTTTAATATTGATATAAATAATCTTATTAAATCACTAGATACAGATAAAAAAATAATTAATATATTTAAAAACAATATTAATCAATTAACTGCTATAAAATTACATTTGTCTTTATTTATAGAAATAATGAAAGATATTCAATTAAATATTAATAAAAACTTTAATTTATTAAAATATTTAAATACTTATAAGAAACAATTTACTAATGATACACAACCAACAAAAAAAATTAAAGTAGAGAAAAAAGATGATATATTAGATGAATTTGATGATATTGATGAATTTGATGATGATGGTAATAATGACTGTGATGGTGATGATGACTGTGATGGCGATGATGATGATGGTGATGATGATGATGATGATGATGATAATAGATATTATGATATTAAAAAATTAAATAATGTACATCATCGTGAATTACTTAAAGAATTAAATAAAACAAAAAAAGTAGATAATAATAATATTATTTATTCATATTTTGAAAAATTAAATACACGTGACAAAAATGCAGCATTAAAAAATTTAAAAGAAGTAAATAATTATCAATTATCAGATATTCCATCATTATTTAAAATAATATCATTAACTTTACCATTAAGTCAAAAAAATTATATATTAAAAAAATATTTATCATTATTATCATGTCATTTTGATAATAATAAATTAAAATCATGGATTGATAGTGTTTTAACATTACCTATTGGTAATTATACTAATTTAAATTTTAAAAGTAACAAACATAATGAAATTAAAACTTTTTTAAATAATTTAGAAAAAATTATGGATAATGCAGTATGGGGTCACGATGAAGCAAAACGTCAAATAATTCAAATTATTGGACAACAAATAAGAAATCCAAATAGTAAAGGTAATATGATTGGTATTTGGGGTCCACCAGGTAATGGTAAATGTTTTGCATTAAATACACCTATTTTAATGTATAATGGTTTAATTAAATTAGTTCAAGATGTTGTTATTGGTGATATTATTATGGGTGATGATAGTACACCTAGAAATGTATTATCATTAGGTCATGGCCAAGATCAAATGTATGAAATAACATCAAACAAAGGTGATTCATATATTGTAAATTCTGAACATATTTTATGTTTAAAATCGGTTGGTTATAATAAAATAATTAAAAGAAAAAATGAATATATTGTTAAATATTTAATAAAAGATAATACTTTTAATATATATGAAAATACTAAAACATTTGATACATATCAAAATGCTAAAATATTTTATAATTCACTAGATAATATTTTAGAAATTACAGTTAAGAATTATTTAAAATTAAAAAATTATATTAAGTATAAACTTAGAGGCTATAAAACTGGAGTAGATTTTTTATATAAATCAGTTAGTTTAGATCCTTATACTGTTGGAAATCATTATGTTAATGAATATAATGAAACAAATAATATAGGTGATTATATTATATCAGATTATATAATTAATTCTCGTGATATTAGATTAAAATTATTAGCAGGAATTATAGATGTTAAAGGTGCATTTAATGAAACTAGTAATAAAATAGAAATTACTTTTAAAGATAAATCTATTACTGATAATATTTTATTTTTAGCTCGATCATTAGGATTTAATGCATATAAATATGATATAATTAAACAAAATTATACAAAATATAGAATTGAAATTTATAGTAATAGTATTACAGATATTACTACTAAATATATTAAAATAAAAAATTATAAATTTAAGAATGATTTATTAAATAAAATTAAAGTAAATAAAATGAAACATGATAATTATTATGGATTTACATTAGATGGTAATAATAGATTTTTATTAGGTGATTTTCATGTTACACATAATACTACATTAATTAAAGAAGGAATATCAAAAGCATTAAATAAACCATTTGTATTTATATCATTAGGTGGTGCAACAGATGCAGCATTTTTAGAAGGACATTCTTATACGTATGAAGGATCAATATATGGTAGAATTGCAGCAGGATTAATTACAAGTAAATGTATGGATCCAATATTTTATTTTGATGAATTAGATAAAATAAGTAATACTCATAAAGGGCAAGAAATAACAAATTTATTAATACATTTAACAGATCCAGTCCAAAATTCACATTTTAGAGATAAATATTTTAGTAATATTGATTTAGATTTATCACGTGCTACATTTATTTTTTCTTATAATGATCCTTGTTTAGTTGATCGTGTATTATTAGATCGTATAACACAAATACAAACTAAATATTTATTACCTAAACAAAAAATACATATTGCACAAAATTATTTAATACCGGAAATGTTAAAAGAAATTGGATTAAATAATAAACCAATAACATTTGATGATCCTACAATTAGTAATATAATTGAAAATTATACTAGAGAAGGTGGTGTACGAAAACTAAAATCTATATTAATAAATATTATTAGAGAATTAAATTTATCTAATTTAACTAAATATAAAATTAATAATAAAGTAATACAATTTCCATATACAATAAGTAATGATGATATAATATACTTATTAAGAAATAAAAATCAAATTGAATATGATAAAATTCATAAAAGTGATAAAATTGGTGTTATTAATGGTTTATATGCAAGTTCATTAGGAATAGGTGGTGTTTTACCAATTGAAACATTATGGATTCCATCAAGTCAACCATTATTAATTAAAGCAACTGGATCATTAGAAAAAGTAATAACAGAAAGTACTCAGGTTGCATGTTCATTAGCTTGGAATTATTTAGATACTGAAATTAAAAATAATTATTTAAGTGAATGGAAAACAAATCCATATGGATTTCACATTCATTGTCCAGATGGTAGTACACCAAAAGATGGTCCTAGTGCTGGTTGTGCATTATCTATTGTTATATATTCAATGTTAACTAATAGAAAAATAAAACATGATATAGCAATTACAGGTGAAATTAATCTTCAAGGTTGTGTAACTGCTATAGGAGGTTTAGAAGAAAAATTAGAAGGTGCAAAGAAAGCCGGTATAAAATTAGTATTATATCCAAATGAAAATAATAAAGATATTATTAGAATTAAAGAAAGAAATAGATTATTAATTGACGATGAATTTAAAGTTCAACCTATAGAAACATTAGAAGAAGCTATTAATTATGCATTAATCTAAAATGAAAAACTAAAATAAATATTAAAATGAAAAACTAAAATAAATATTAAAATGAAAAACTAAAATAAATATTAAAATGAAAAACTAAAATAAATATTAAAATGAAAAACTAAAATAAATATTAAAATGAAAAACTAAAATCAGGATAATCTTCTTTAATTTGTGGAATAATTAATCCTAAACCACCTACTAAAATATAATTTATAAGAAATTTAAATTCTTCAATAGTACATTCTAATAAAATTTTCATATTATCTAAAATATATTTTTTTATAAAATCTATATTTTTTTCTTTTAATTTATTTTTAGATAATAAAAATAAATTATTAGAAATTCTTTGTCTATTTTCAAAACTAAAATTTTCTTGATAAAAATCTTTAATTTCATAATATAATGTAATTAATTGATTATGTGATAAATTTAAAAATAAATTATAATCTATAAAAATTGATTGAAAAGTAAATAATTGAAAAACATCAAGTGCAAATTCTTCAATTGTTTTGTCTGATTCTGATATAATTTTATAGCCATTAATATTATTAAAAATATATTCTGGTATAATTTCATTAGTAATAGGATGATTAATAATATTATAGCCTTTCATATATTCAATTGATTCTTTTTCAAAACATCTAATTAATTTATTATTATCATAATAATAAATTACATTATCTATATTTTCATAAACAATTTTTTTTATATTTTCTTCTATAATCCAAAAAATATTCAAACTAATTGGATCTTTATCATCTACACTATCTAAAATATATAATTTTTTAATATTACTTTCTAAATAATTATATATTTTTCCAAATAATTTTATTGGTTTTAATGTTCTTGGATTGACTAATTTATTTTTTTCCCAAATTGTTATTTCATCAAATGTTACAGGATTATTATTAAAGTTATTCATATAAAGTAAATTAATAAATAATAATTTATTATAAAATCAATTTTTTATAAAATAATTAAATAGGTCTAATATAAAACATTAAACAAGAATTTTCTATAATTTCTGAAAATGCTATATTTTCTGTTAAATCTATAGCTGGGGCATTTTCACCTTTTCCAACTTGTACAAGTTCATATTGATCAGGACTTAAATTATAGTTATTTTGTATTGGATTTCTAATAACTTCCTTCAAATCAGGTAATAATGTTTCTTTTGGAAATTGTATATTAATAACATTAGCTGTATACACTTGTTTTATTACTATAGTTAATAATGATGTTTGATTATCGTTATAGTCTCCGCTTAAAATAGTTGATGATATATCCATATAATATTTACTACTAATTAATTTTTATATATATATATTTCAATTTTTTTTACATTTTATAAACAAAAATTGAAATATATAATTAATTGATTCAATTAATTATACATTATGCATACTATACAATACATATTTAAACAAATATATGATGATAAATCAATCAAGTTATATATTAAAAATAATACACTCTTTTCAAATTTAAAACAATCAATAAACTATGATATTAAAAGGATTTATAATTTAGAATTAGATGAGTATGATATTATAGATGGTGATGCTAAAATAGACAATCAATATAATGAAATTGAACATAATACACCAATTAATCTTGATAGTAATTTAATAATTACCGATATATATCATAATAATAGTATATTTTATATTAAACCTAAAAGTATGGAACTACATTATATAACATGTAATATATGTTATTATTTTCGTCATTTACGGAATTTTACTGTTTTATCATGTTGTTCACAAAGTATTTGTAATACATGTATATCTAGTTTAGAATCAGCACAATGTCCATTATGTAGATCTTTTATTAATAATAGTATTATATAAAAAAATTGACAATAAAATATATTAATACTTTAGGTAATATATTATATGACAGAATCATTAGCACAATTATATATTGAAAGAGATGAAAGACTACAATTAAAACCAGAAGAAACAATAATTAAACATTTAAAAAAATTAAATTATTATAATATAGATATAGAAAAATTAAAAAATGATTTTATTAAAGAATATTTAATATCTGAAATAAAAAAAAATAATTATTATCTATATAATGATTCGAAATACATAATTAATATATCATTAGATACAATAATTCAAAGTGATAAGTATAAAAATTATATTAAACAATTAGAATATTGTATGGAACGTAGTAATATATTAATACATTATAATAATATTAATGATTTTTATAATAATTGTACAAATGATGAATTATTATATTTAGGATATTAAAATAATATAAAAATTTTTTTATATATATATATATATATATATATAATATGGCAAAAGAAAAAAATCAATTGTTTTTAATATTATTTATAATAGCTCTTATTACATGCGCTAATAGTATAATTGTTGCAGCTGGAACACCCGGTATATTCATAGATAAGAAAAAATATCTTAAATCTGATGGAGGCTTTTTATCTTTTACAGATGTTAGTAAAAATATAATGCTCATTGTATGTTTTTTATCTATTCCTTTAATTATTGGTTTTGTATATTTGTATACACATCTTAAAAAATCTAGTAGTGATGATGATGAAGAAGAAGATGATGATGATATGTAAATATATTATTTAATAATATATCATTTAATATTATGATAAATATGATATTTTGCTTAATATTTTTTTTTATAATATTTTTTTTTATATATAAATATTATTTATTATATAATATAAAAATAGTAATAAAAAATAAAGATAATTTAATTAAACAAGGTGATCTAATTAAACATGGTGATCTAATTAAACATGATGATCTAATTAAACAAGGTCTACTAATTAAACAAAGAATTATATTTATTTTACCTAATATTTATGAAAGTATAAATGGTGTATCAAATAAATATATTAAATTTATTGAATTTTTAAATAATAATAATTATGAATGTGTTGTATTATTATCAAATATTAATAAAAATTTTAATATTGATAATAATATAATTATTAAAAAATATTATGGTATTACACCACCTATTGTAAATAATATTAAAGCACCAGTTATATCTGAATATGCATTACAATCAGAAATTATAAATGGTAATGAAATAATAATATTTAATGGTGAATTTTTGTGGATGTATAGTATTTTAAAAAATATTAAAATTAAAAATACTAATATTAAAATATTTCCAACATGGCATACTGATTACGAATTTTATATGACAAATGTTTATAGTAATTCTATTATGAAATTTATACCTATAAAATTAGTGATGCATTATATTATACTATTTGTACATAAAAATATTTTTTCGGGAATAATTGTTACTGGTGAAAATATGAAAATTAATTTTACAAATAGATTACTAAAATATAATTTAGATAATACAATAATATTTAATGCAAATGAAATAAATTTAAATAATTTTAAAACATATAAAATAGATAATTATAATAATAATTTATATAATATTATTTATTGTGGAAGAATAGCACATGAAAAAAATATTTTAGAGATATTTACAAATTGTAGTTATTTGACACAATATAATATAAAAATACATATTATTGGTGATGGTGCATATAAAAATACATTAATTAATATAATTCAAACTGAATATCCAAAATTATTTAATAATACTGTATTTTATGGTGAATTAAATGCTAAAGAAATTTATAATTTATATTTAAAATTAGATAATAGAATATATATATTTACAAGTTTATCTGAAACTTTTGGTAAAACACCTATGGAAGCTGGAATATGTGGTATACCTTGTTTTATTAAAGAATCATATATTTCAAAATATTTATATATAGATAAACAAAATGCATTAATATTTACTAATTTAGAGTCATTTATTAAACAGTTTAATTATTTTGTTAATTTACCACCATATAATAAAGAAGTATTAATTATAAATAATATTGAAAATATAAAACTATATGATCAAAAAAAAATATTTAATAATTGGATTACATATTTAGAAAATACAAAAATTAAAAAAATAAAATATGACTATGATTTAATTAAAATTATTAATTATTTTATATATATTATAATATTATTAATTTATTATTAATTTGTTTTTTTATTTTTATTTTTTAGTATATATTTAAATAATTATATATATAATTATTTAATTATAATGTTTGTTAATTTAGTATATAAAAATTTAAATGTAGAACAAAAAAAAATAATTAGTAATTTTATTGTTAATAATTTTAATAATAAAATAGAAAAATCACAATTAATATTAGAACCAAATCAATTAATATTAGAACCAAATCAATTAATATTAGAACCAAATCAATTAATATTAGAACCAAATCAATTAATATTAGAACCAAATACAATTATTATTATTAATATAGAAGATGAACAACTAACAAGCTGTGTATGTTTTTTAAATAATAATTTATTAAAAAAAAAATTAAATCTTTTGAATATGTCTGAAAGTTGTTTTAATATTAAAAATTATAAAAAAGGTATATTTTTATATAATTTTTGTGTTGATGAAAAATATCGTGGAAAACATTATGGTACAAAATTAATAGAACATTCTATTGAATTTTTAAAAAAATTAAATATAGATTATATTCACTGTCAAGCAAAAAATGAAATATCTAAAAAAATATTTTTAAAAAATAATTTTATTATTAATAATAATTTTAATAATTTAACTTTAATGACATGTTTATTATAAATAAATTTTAATATAAATAAATAATATTTATTTATATTAATGAAAATAATAGCTTGGAATATAAATGGTATTAGAGCAGCTATAAAAAAACCTTTTTTATATGATTTAATAAATGAAGAAAACCCAGATATATTTTGTTTAGGTGAAACTAAAATATCATGTCCACATGAATATATTAATATAACTATTAAAAAAAATATTAAAAAAAAATATTATTCATATTGGAGTTTATGTAGTACTAAAAAAGGTTATAGTGGAACTGTGATATTCACAAAAAAAAAACCATTAAATATTATTTATGGATTAAAAATAAATAATGAAGAATATGATAATGAAGGACGTGTTATTACATGCGAATATAATAATTATTATTTAATACATGTTTATACTCCTAATTCAGGTGAAAAATTAGCACGATTAAATTATCGTACTGAAATTTGGGATATAAAATTTAAAGAATATATTCAAAAATTACAAGAAGATAAACCTATTATTTTATGTGGTGATTTAAATGTAGCTCATACAGAAAATGATTTAAAAAATCCAAAAACAAATGAAAAAACAGCTGGATATACAATTGAAGAACGATCAAATTTTGATTTATTATTAAATGAAACAAAAATAATTGATACTTTTAGATTTAAAAATCCATTAGAAATTAAATATAGTTATTGGACATATAAATTTAATGCACGATATAATAATGCAGGATGGAGAATAGATTATTTTTTAGTTTCTAATAGTTTAAAATCAAATATAGTTACCAGTGATATATTAATTGATGTATTTGGGTCAGATCATGCACCTATTATACTAAACATTAAAAATATATTAAAAAATAAAAAAAATTAAAATATATAAAAAAAAAAATTTCAGATATATAATATATAATGCTACATAATATTATTATTGCCTTAGTTGCCGCCATAGTTAATTTAATTTTATCATTAACAGTCCCACTTTTATTACAAAATGCAAATACTCCATTATTAATAGGAATAAAACAAAATTATCAAAATAATAAAAATACTTTATTAATTAATACAATTTGTGTATTTACATTTGTATATATTTCTTTATTGATTTCACCAACTGTTGAAAAACATTTACTAGCTAAAATAGCATCATTAAATGTACAACCTCAAAATTTAGTTAAATAATTTTCAAAATAATTTATTTGTTCTAAACTACCAAAAATTAATGGAGTTTGTTGATGAATATCATTTATTTTTAAATTTAATATATTATGAGTTCCATTAATTGATTTACCGCCAGCATCAATAATTATTTTTGATAATGGATTAGCTTGATATACTAAATTTATATTACCATTAGTATTATAAAATGTAGATGGATAACAACAAATACCACCATTAAATAAAATGTTATGTGTATTTACTACTATAGAGTCTGTATAACTAGCAATATTTTTATAATTATGTAAACTATTATAATAATTTTGAACTTTTAATGTCCATTGTTTATGTTCAGCATGATTAAAAGAATATATATTACCATATTGTGGTATAGTAATATTATTATTAATTAAAATAAACTTGTTATAAATATCATCAAAAATAAACCTATGTACACCTAATCCATATGTTAATACTAAATTTGTTGATGCAGAATATAAACAATATCCTGCAACAATTAATTCATTACCCCTTTTAATTTCAGAATTACTATTAAACTTTTGAAATTGATTTTTTTTATAAATTCCAAAAATAGTACCTGTTGGTAATCCAGAGTTAATATTATCTAAAATATTATTATCAGAATTAATATTAACAGAACCACTATTAACAGAACCAATATTAACAGAACCAATATTAACAGTACTATCTAATGAATTATATACTACAACATAATTACCATTAAATGCCATATTATCAGATAAATAACATCGATTAGTTTCTTCTTTTGATATTACTAGATTAACTTTATTAGAAGCACTTATAGCTGATTTTAATATTTTATTAGTAATACTACTAATTGATTTTTTATCCTGTTTATATGTGCTAATTTTTCTCATTATTTTATTAATATCACCACATGCTTGTTGAATATTATTTATTATAGTAAAAACATCTTCCATTTCTGGATTTTTCCATTTTTGTTCATCTAAAAAAGTTTTAATATTTTTATAATCACTATATAATTTTAAACTTTTATTTATTTTATGATTATTAATAAAACTAAATATTAAACTATTAAATGATAAATATAAAAATAATTTTAAATACATTATTTAGTTTATAATAATATATATTTAAATACATTATTTAGTTTATATTATTAATATATTTAAATACATTATTTAGTTTATATTATTAATATATTTAATATAATTTTGGAAAATGATTAAATCTAATTATCTTAATATATATATATATATATAAAAATGGAATATAAAAAAAAATATTTAAAATATAAAAATAAATATATTAACTTTAAAAATAATATTGGAGGATTACTTGAAAGTACTAGTACAAAACAAAAAAAAATTAAAAGATGTGATGATATTATTACATTTTATAATAAAATTGGTATATGTTGGTTTATATCTGCATTAATAATTTTAATTTATGGTGATAGTACTGGTAATATTGTACAAAATGTATTATACTATTTAATAAAAGATTATAGAATATTAAATAATAGAATCTTATTAGTAAAAAATTTATTAGAAATACTTTTAGAAAATAACTATAATAATGAATTAATACAAGATCTTATAGTATTTTTATGTAATAAATTTATAATTAAAACAGATATAGTTACTAAATCAAAACATGAAAGACAATATACAAGACAAGATTCATTAGATTTAACATCAAATATAAGTAATTTATATAGGATATTATTATATAATAATTTATCTACTTGTAAAATTAGTAATGAAAAAACATTAGACAATGATTCAGATGATGATTCTGATGATTCATATATTGATGAGTTAAATGATGATGATGATGATAATGATAATGATAATGATAATGATGATGAGTCAAATGATGATGATGACAATAATGATGATAATGATGATGATGATGACAATGACGATGATGATGATGACGATGATGTTAATAGTAAAGAACTTGATAATAGTAAAGAATCTTATCCTTATTATATTAATGAACTTGATAATAGTAAAGAATCTTATCCTTATTATATTAAAGAATTTGATGATAGTACAGAACCTTATCCTTATGATAGTAAAAAACTTGATGATAATAAAATAGTTAATAATAAAAAATATAATTATACAGGTACTAAATGTACTGAGGGATATATTTATGATGTTTTTTTTATAACTAATATATTTACTAGTATTTTATTAAATAAATTTATTAAATTTAATATAATTTATACTAATAATTTAATTGATATAAATTTAATAGATCAATCAATTGGTATAATATTATATATAACAGGTCATTATTGTTGTTTTTTTAAATGTAATGACAATTTAATGTATTCTACTAATAGTCTATCATTTAAGTATAATTGGATAAAATTTATTAATAAATATAATGAACTAATAAATAATAATATTAAATTTAAAATTTATTTTAATAATAAAAATGATGATATTGGACCTATAATTATTACAGAAAGAGACAATATATTTAATTATAAAATTAATAAAACTAAAAAAAAATATAGAATAACAATATATGATGTTAATACTTTTAATGAGTTTGAATATCATAAAAATTTAGATAATAAGTATACAATTTTATATTCTTTTATATTTTTATTATATTATAATGAAGACATTAATACATTTAAAATAAATAATATACATTATTATTTACATTATTATATAGAAAGTAATAATTATATTGAATTTGAAAAAGTAATTAAAAGTGATATTAATATTGATTTAAATTTATTATTTGATAATATATCACTTTTTTATAATGCTTGTATTGAATCACGTATAGATATGGTTAAATTATTATTAGAAACAGATAAACCAATAAATTATAATTATACTTATACTAATAATATAATGTTTTATGATATTTGTGCAATAGGTAATTATGAAATGATTAAATTATTATTAGAATCAGATAAAATAATATATAGAGGTAATATAACTGATCCTTTATATAAATCACCATTTTGTTTAGTTTGTGAAAATAATTATATAAAAATAGTAAAATTATTTTTAGAATCATCAAAAAATTTAGATTATAATTTACCGCATAACGGTGCGACACCATTTTTTATTGTTTGTGCTAATAATAATTATAATGTAGTTAAATTATTATTAAATACATCTAAATATATAAATTATAATTTACCATGTGATGATGAATCACCCTTTTTTATAGCTTGTTCTAATAATAATTATAAAGTTGTAAAATTATTATTATTAACATATAGAGTAATAGAATATAATTTACCTTATGAAGAAAAAACACCATTTTATGAAGCATGTGCTAATAATTATTATAATATAGTTAGATTATTATTAATAACACCTAAAGATATACATTATAATTTACCTTATGAAGGAAAAACACCATTTTATGAAGCATGTGCTAATAATTATTATAATATAGTTAAATTATTATTAATAACGCCTAAAGATATACATTATAATTTACCTTATGAAGAAAAAACACCATTTTTTGCTGCTTGTGATAATGGTAATTATAAATTAGTAAAATTATTATTAGAAACAAATAAAGATATAAAATATAATATACTTTGTAAAGGTAAAACACCATTTTTTGCTGCTTGTGCTAATGGTTATACTGATATAGTAAAATTATTATTAGAAACACCAAAACATATAGAGTATAATTTAAAATATCAAGATATGTCACCTTATGATATAGTATTAAAAAAAAACATTACTGATATTATCAATTTATTAGAAACATATTTAGATAGTAAAAAGTTAATTTTTAATTAAAAGTTATAAACGTTATAAATAAATATTATAATTTATAATATATAATGATTAATATTTTTTCAATATTACTTGTAACTGTATCTATTAGTAATGCATTTAATTACACTACTAATTATAATATTAAATTTACTAATTGGTTATCTCAATTTAAAATTAATATTTCTGGTATTATAGAATTTGAATATATATTTAATAATTGGTTAGAAAATGATAAATTAATTTCTTATATTAATTCTAAAAATCTTACTTATACACTTGGTCATAATGCTTTTTCTGGTATGAATTCAAAAGATTTCACTAATTATTTAGGATATACAATAAATAAAAATATAAATAATAATGAAATAATCAGTAATGAAATAATCAGTAATGAAATAATCAGTAATGAAATAATAGATAATTTACCTAAAATTATTGATTGGCGTGAAAAAGGTGTTGTAACTAATATTAAAAATCAAATGAATTGTGGGTCATGTTGGGCTTTTTCCGCTATTGCTACTGTTGAAAGTGCAATTGCTATTAAAACAGGTAATTTATATGAATTATCTGAACAACAATTAGTATCATGTGCAGGTATAAAATATGGTAATTTTGGATGTAATGGTGGTATGTATACTGGTGCATGGTCATATTTAGAAACTACAAACCCATGTACAGAATCATCTTATCCTTATACTAGTGGAATTTTTAATAATATTTATAATACTAGTGATGTACAATTATCATGTAACAAAAAATGTGATTATATTAACTATAAAGTTTCTAATTATGTAATAGTTAAACCAAATTCAAATAGTAATTTATTAAATGCATTATCAATAGGTCCAGTATCAATTGCAATTGAGGCTGATACAAAAACATTTCAATTATATAAAAGTGGGATTTATACAGATTATGTTGGATGTAATAGTAATTCTAAAAAAAATGGTATTAATTCAGAACCAAATATTGATCATGCTGTTGTTTTAGTTGGATATAATATGAATGAACAATATTATATTTTAAGAAATTCATGGGATACTACATGGGGTGAGAATGGTTATATGTATATTAAATATGGTAGCGAATATGGATTATATGGTATTTGTGGTGTATTATATCAACCAATGTATCCTATAATTAGATAATAAATAATTTAAAGAAAAAAGTAATATTAAACTTATAATGGATGAAATATATATAGTAAAAAGTAATAATAATATAATAGGTATTTATTCTGATTTTAATTTATGTATTAATTATATATTTAGTTGTGTTCAATTAAAATTTATACAGAATAATGTTATTATTTATGTATATAAAAATAATTCTAGTATTATTATTAAAAAAATTAGAATAAATGAAGAATCTTTAATAATTAATAAATTACTATATAATTATAATCAAGAATTATCAGATGATATAGTAGCACCAAGTATAGATATTAATAATGTAGAATCTTATACTAATATAAAATCTTATAATAATATAGATTCTCATAATAATATAAATTCTTCATTTAAAAATAGATCATTAAGTGATATTTTTAAAATAGATGATAATGATTTTGTACTTGATCCAGTAACAGAAAATGATGATAAAATAGATAGTGATAATGAAAGTATTTATGAATCATATAATAATATTAATGACTTTGAATCTGATAGTATATCTGTATCATCATCTTATATTAAAAAAGAAAAAGAAAAACAAAAAGAAATAGCTCAAGAAAAAATTAATATAATACATAATATTAATTTATTAAAAAAAGAAAAAGAGAAATTAGAAAATGATATGAATGTATATGAACTTGATTTAAAATTATATTATAAATTTAAAAATTTATTATCAGAAAATAATAAATTTATATTACCAGAATTATTTGAAAATAAATATAATATTTTTAGTCAATTAGAAGAAAAACATCAATTATCATTTGAAAATTTTGTATTATTATACAATAATGAAAGTATTCAAACTGATTATGATGGAATATTTAATAATACACCAAATGAATATGAAAATAAATTTATTAATCATGATAATTCAGAAATAATAAAAGCATTAGAAGATAATAATTAAAAATAATAACATTATATATTACACTTAAATTATACATTACATACTTAAATTATACATTATACACATACTTCATTAGTTGATAATAATAAAGATATATCATTAGTTGTTTTATCTTGATTATTATATAATAATATTTTAATTTCGTTTATTTTATATTGTTTATAATTATTATATTCTTTTCCTTCACAATCAATAAATTTAGAATCACTATAATTTATTTTATTTATAAATGTTTCTATAATATCTTTTGTTTTTTCATCTAATTTATTATTTTCTAATAAATCATTATAAATTACTTCTAAATCATCTAATCTATAATTAATTAATGAATTTAATACATCTGTTTTAGGTGATAAAATAAATATTCCGTGTTTATCATCATATTTATACATATATTGATCTTTTATATTTGTAATTATAATATTTTTAAATTGATTATACTTACCACAATGTATTATTTCTATTAATTTTTCTAAACATTTATATCGAGAATTTATTATTAATTTTTTTTCTTTAACTGATAATAGTTCAACAATTTCTTCTTTACCAAAACCAACTAATTGAATATTATTAAATATATTTTGAACATTAAAGTTAATATTATTATTTTTAATTATATTATTTCTTTCTAATAATTTTTTATTTAATTTTTTTAATGTAATATTTTCTATTTTATTTGAATTTTCTAATTTAAGTTTTAATTTAATAATATTTTCTTCTTTTTTTAGTATTTCAAGTTTTAATTTATCACTTTCTAGCATTTTTTTATAATCATCATTATCTAGTTTTTTTATATTTTTACAATAATTTTTTTCATGTTTTGATCGTGATTGTTTATATGTAAATAATTTATTACAATATTTACAATTATAATTTTTTGTATTATCTAAATATGAAATATTACTTTTATCTATTATTTCTTTATTATTATTTACACAAGTATTATGATATTTTTTAGTATGATTCCACCAACTATTATATGTTTTATAATTTTTATTACATATAATGCATATATTATTCATTTATTATAATAATGGTATTATAATTTTAAGTAGTATTTATTATTTATCCTACTATCACCATCAACTTTATTTTCAGATTTTTTTTAGTAGGTATATCTAATTTAAAATAAATGATTACTTTTGTTTACTTTGTATTTACTTTTGTTTACTTTTTATTTACTTGGATATTTTACTATTTTATGTAGTAAATTCACCTAAAAAATGTATTAAAATTATATATATTTAAAAGTGTCCTACTAATTCCATCAACTTTTTTTATTAAAAATCACTTTTTTATTTAGTATTCTTTAATGATTTCCAAAAAGTGATAAAAGTGATGTTAAAAAAAAAAGTTGGCGGAGAGATGCTATAAAAAAATTTTTTTTATTATGTTTATAGAAAATCAATATATTTTGATATAAATTTATATTTTTTGCACCTAAATATTTTTAACAAAATGTTTAATAAATTAATTGTCCTACTAAAGGCCATCATAGATATTACACCTAAATATTTTTAACAAAATAAACATTAAAATAGTTGTCCTACTATCGCCATCAACTTTATTTTCAGATATTTTTTAGTAGGTATATCTAATTTAAAATAAATGATTACTTTTTGTTT